GAGGACTGATCTATGCGTATGACATCACCCTCGCTACCGACCTCGTCCCCAGCAAGGGGTTTGTCCCCAATGGAAAGCTCCGCATCGGGCGCGGGGCTAATGCCAAGCGGGACGGCAACTGGGATGCCATCGTCGCCTCTAAGCCGGAGATTATCGAGATCCTGACAGATGATGCCGATGCCCAGCGGAGAGCCGCCGCTAAGCGGCAGGCTAAGATCGACGCCATCCCCGGGCTGTCCGAGATCCGCGCTGCGAGAGCCGATCTCGCCGCATGGCGCGCTGAGTTTGAGCGCAGCTTTGACGATTGCGGCGGGCTGGGCGTGCGCCCCCGCCCGCAGTACGATATGGACGCCCTGTACAAGGCGTACCCCCGCGCCGCCGCCTACCTTGAGGCCGAGGCCATGGCCAATGCGTCCCACTACGCTAAGGCCGCTGCTGGCCAAAGAGCGTTGGAGCGCATCATCAACGGCGAGGACACCGCTGCGGCGCTGTCGGACGCGCGGGCAGAGTGGGGCGCTCACGCTGTTGATCACGTGTGGGATTGAGGAGGCGTAACCATGGCTAAAACCGCAACCGTCGGCCTACGCATCGATGCTGGCTTAAAGTCCCGTCTCGAGCAACTGGCCGCCGCCGACGGCAGATCTCTCTCCAACTACATCGAGCAGATCCTGCTCAAGGCCGTCAACGACGGCCAGAAAGGAGCATAACATGATTATCACCACACCCACCCGCACCGTCACCGTCTCCCTCCGCCGTTATACCGGCGGCTGGGACAGCAACTATAGCCCCGATTGCCTGCAGGATTTGGAACCCGATTTCCCGCGCACCCACCCCGATCGTCTGCCCGGCTCCGACATCATCGTCTCCAGCGACGAGGATCTCGACGATATGCTCGACTTTTGGAGCACGGCGGCTTACGCTGCAAATCAGGGGCAAGCCAACGACGGCCTCGACGGCCTGACCGACGACGAGATCGCGCGCGGCGACCAGTGGATCCTCGATGTTGTCGAGGGCTAAAGCAAATAGCAAGCAGCACCCAGCGTGATTGCTGGGTGCTTTCTTTTTGCTTTCCGTTTGCTTTCCGTTTGCTTGTTTCCTGCTTACATTTTGCTTGCGGTTTGCTTGCGGTTTGCTTGCGGTTTGCTTACGGTTTGCTTACGGTTTGCTTACGCATTGCTTATGATCTGCTTCGTGCTTGTTTTCCTCGCGCTTGCCTTTCGCTTCGCCTTTTTTTGCGCGGAAAGATCCGATTCGCCGCATTTTCCACGCCTTCATCATCGCCGCAATCCCTTGCGGCACAATAGGTTAAGAGGATATGGCTAATTGCTCCGATTGCGTGTATTTTTGCTTATCGTTTGCTTGCGCTTTGCTTGCGTCTTGCTTTTGCTCTGCTTGCGCAGATCATAAGCGACGAGAAAAGAAAGAAGCAAAGAAAAGAGACTACTCTCCCTAGTAGATAAGATAATCTATCTTGTAGGAGATAAGGCTCTCCCCCTACCCCCTATAGTCCCCCCTTCCCCCCCTCAAGGCCATAAAAAAGCCCGCCCCTTATGGGACGGGTCTTTTTTACGCTCACAGATCCTGCTTGATCTGCTGGGCGACCTCTCGGATCCTCTCCCAGTCGCTCGGATCCAGGTGCGCCATTACGCGCAGGATCATCCGAGCGATGTCCTGCTCCGGATCCGTCAGCACCTGCGCCACGTACTGCGCCAGCTCCTCCTCGGTGGAGAGCCGGACGAACATATCACCCTCGCCGGTGCGGAGCCAGTCCTCGTTGACGTGGAACTCTCGGCAGATATCTGAGATCGTGCGATCGCTGGGCGCCTTACGGCCCGAGCAAAGCTCGGACACAAACGCAGCGGACACGTTGAGCCGCTCCGCGAATGCAGACTGGCGCATACCGAGGGCTTTGAGCAGATCCTTAATCCGCTCATTCATGCGCTATCACCTCCTGTAGGTATATCATACCATGGCGGTTAAAATTTTGCAACAAAAAGTTAGCTGAGCTTGCAAACATGTGTTGACAACTAAGCTGAGCTGTGCTAATATATAACCAAGCTAAGTTAATGTTAGCCTCGCAACCGGATTACACAGGAGGTGACCCTATGACGCCGAAAGATAAAAAGACCATCGATCTCGTGATGCGCGAGATACGAGGCATGAGCCGCCAGCAGCAGTTGCTGCTACTGGCCTATGCAAACGGACTGGCGGACGGCTCAAAAGCCGCCCAGCCGCAAAAGCAGAAGGAGGAGGAGTAACCCATGGCCAAGCGCGAGAAGCCCCAGTACAAGGTGATTTTTGATCGCCCGCCGGATCGTGTTAAGATCCTGCTCAACCTCGCGATCGTTGCCTCGCACGGCGATTATGAGTACATCGACATCGTCGACCCGGACGCCAACACAAGACAGCGGTTTACTCCGCAGGACGTGGAAAGGAGACTTGCCCAGTGACAATCACATGGATTTGCGCCTACATCGGCGCCGCAGCAATCGCCGCTTCGGCGGTGCGGATCATCTGCCGGATCGGGGGTGATCGCTGATGCGCGCGGAAGATTGGATTCCCGTAGAGGACGCCCTCCCCCCGTGCAGCGGGGAGTACCTCATCCTCATGACGTCGGGGTTCATCCTGTCCGTGGGCTACTCCGCCGTCCATCAGGCTTTTAATGCCTGGGACGACGCCCCGGATGCGCCCCACGCATTAGAGGCGACGCACTGGATGCCGATCGTCCGCCCCGAAGGAGGCCGCGGGGATGATTAAGTGTAAAAAGTGCCGCTACGGCGTCGGTGCTGGCGTGATCGGCTATCTCTGCAACTACGCGGAGATCAAGGGGCACACCAAACTGTATGCCTTTGCCACGGAGTACGCCGAGGGCAAGCCCCTCACCGGCTGCGGCTGCGTGGCCTTTGAACCGCGCGGAGGCCGTCACCGGAGGGTGAAACTTCGGCTGCCCCCGCCGAGCGGGAGGCCCTCGGCCCCGATCTATGATCAGATGCGCCAGCTGTACGCTGCCGGCAAAAATGACGTCGAGATCAGCCGCGAGGTCGGCACAAGCAAGTCCTATGTCGCCCGCTGGCGGCGGGGCGAGTGCCTGCCGCCCAACCAGGTCGGCAGCAAACGCTGCAAGCCGCTTGCCGGGGGGTGAGGATGATGCGGGTGTACCAGCTTGTTACCCGCGACAAATACCGGCTCCCGATCGCCCAGGCCGACTCCATCGCCGAACTGGCCGAGATGACCGGCAAGCCATACGCCACCGTCCGCAAGGCGTTTACACGCCTTTTTATGGGCGGTCGGGCGAACCAATATCAGTACGTTGATATCGACACCGAGGAGGAGACAACCCATGACATACATCTGCGATAACTGCGGCGGCTCGTTTACCGAGCCGCTGGAAAAACACTACGACTCGCCGGAGTACGGCCCCGTCACCGACATCTACTGCCCGAACTGCGGCGAGGAACTGGGCAACCTCGACGAATACGAGGCCGACGAGTGCCCCGTTTGCGGCGGGGACAAAAACAAATCCGATCTGCTTTGCCCGCACTGCCGCCTCGCGACGCGCAGCCTGCTCCGGCTCCAGCTTGGCTGCTTTACGGCTGACCAGCTGGCGTACATCGATCGCCTCTGGGAGGAGCACACCGCCTCCGAGATGGCCTTCGGCGAGTGGAAGGAGGGAAGAGCATGCTGAAGCCTTTTTCCGAGCTGGTGCAGCTCGATGTCCGCCCGTACTGCTCCGTCCGCGACGCGAAGGACGAGCGCGGGAACATCATCAAGGTTCCCTACCTAAGCTGGGCAAAATGCGCCCAGCTCCTGCACGAAAACGGCGCAGAGAGCGTGTTTTACGCGCCCGTAACATGCCCCAGTACCCATACCTACCTCTGGCCGCAGATGCGCGTGGAGACGAGCAAGGGGCGCGTGACGGAGTGCTGGTTCGTCCGCGTGGAGATCCACATCGACGAGCTGGTTTTTAACTACGACATGCCGCTCCTCAACGGCACGCTTGTGGTCTATGAGGATACCCTCAATCAGCTCCGGATCAACAATGCCCTCGCCCGCGCCTTTGTCAAGGGCGTGGCGATCCGCACCGGCCTCGGCTTCTCCCTCTGGGCGGACGGCGACGGAGATGACGGAGAGGACGATCTATCACGCCACAACATCTACGCTATCAAGGAGCGCCTTGAGCGGCTCATCACATCCAAGGAGCAGCGCGGCATGAGTCATCGCGATGTCCTCGCCGCCCTCGGTCTCAACGATAAGCAGCTGGCCACCATGATGGGCTGGTTTGATCGCCTCGACCATCTGGAGCGGGCGGTGAGCAAGCTATGATCCGGGATCAGGATCGCTCCGGCTGGTTTGGCGCCAGCGACACGGCGCAGATCATGCGCGCGTGGGACACCGAGTCGTTCCGGCGCTGGTGGGCGGTGAAGCTCGGCATCCGCGCGGAGACCTTCTCCTCGCCCGCTATGCGGGCGGGGACGGCGTACGAGCATCGCATCCTCGACGCGCTCGGCATCGTGGAGCGTGATCGCCAGATCCGCATCCCGTCGCTCAGGCTCCGCGTAAACCTCGACGGCGAGACCCCTGCAACGATCTGCGAGGTCAAAACGCACAAGGGCGATAAGCCCTTTGCCGTCTCAAAGGCGTATCGCCAGCAGTGTCAGGTCGAGATGTTCGCCTCCGGCCACGGACTCCGCCGCCGGAAGGAGTGCCAGATCATCGCCTACCGGCTCACCGATGCCGAGTACGGCAACTACTTCCTTCCGATCCAAATGGACCGGATATCCAGGCACCCGATCCCGTATGATGCGGAGTGGATCGAGCGGGCGTATCTCCCGCGGCTAAAATATCTGGCGGCGTGCCTCAAATCCGGCCGCTGGCCGCGAGAGGAGGATCTCCCATGCAGCAGGTGACAGTGTCCGGCGCGCGCTGGCAGCAGGACTCTGACGGCGCGTGGCTCTGCTTGCGCGTATCGTCCCCGCAAAGCGCGATGGCCGTCTGCGACGCGCTCCGTCCGGAGCGGGAATATACGGCCAAGATTACCCGCAAAGGGCGCAGCCTCGACGCAAACGCCTACTATTGGGCGCTGGTAAACCGCCTGGCAGATCACTACTCCCTGCCGCCTGACGAGATCTACCGTGAGCAGATCCGTATGATCGGCGGCGCGTATGACGTGGTGTGCGTTAAGGCCTCTGCCGCAGACAAGCTCTGCCGCGAGTGGGCGCACAACGGCATCGGCTGGATGGCCGATCAGTTCCCGTCCAAACTGGGGGGGATGATCAACGTGCGCCTATGGTATGGCTCGTCGACGTATGATACGCGCCAAATGTCCCAGCTGATCGAGCAAGTTGTCGCGGACTGCAAGGCGGCGGGGATTGAGACGCTCTCCGCGCGGGAGCAGTCTCTCCTGCTTGAGCAGTGGGGAGGGCGGTGACGATGGAGCGCAGATGTTTTTTGTGTGGGCGCAACGGTGCGGATGATCCGCTTGACGAGCATCACATCTTCGGCGGCGCGTACCGCCGCAAAAGCGAGGTCTACGGGCTGACTGTGTACCTGTGCCATAACAGATGCCACATCTTTGGCCCGTCCTCCGTCCACCGTAACGGGGACCAGATGCGCCGTCTGCGCCGTTACGGTCAGCTGAAGTGTATGCAGGAGCAGGGTTGGAGCGTGGATGATTTTATCCGCGCATTTGGTAAAAACTATCTGTAACAAAAAGGAGACAGCAACATGAAATCAGCGTATGTAAAAATCAACGCGGAGGCCATCCGCAGACACTGCGTGGCCAGCGGCTACACGATGGCCGATCTTGCGCGCCGCATGGGGCGCACCCAGTCGTATTTTTCCAACGTCCTCGCGAGAGGTTCGATCTCTGCATCGGCGTATCCGCTGCTTGTGGAGGTCGCCGGTGTTGATCCTGACGCGTTTCTGGCGCGGGAGACGCCGCCCAAAACGGAGGTGTATCACGCCCCCGGCGGGCGGTACAGTCTCACTCTGCAGACAAAGCCGGATCGCATCCGTCTCGCCCTTTGCGATGGCGGCAAGGAGATCTCCTACGCGTGGAGCAAGCTGCGTGGATCGTCCGAGCTGGATCTGGCACAGGCGATCTCCTACGCCGCCCACCTGATCTACAAATTCTCCGAGCAGCGCACACTCGGGACGGAGGACAAGTAAATGCTCAATAAGATTGTCATTATGGGTCGCCTGACCCGCGACCCCGAGCTGCGCAGAACGCAGTCCGGAACCCCTGTCACCGGCTTTTCTCTGGCCGTCGACCGCGACTTCAAGTCCCAGTCCGGCGACAAGGAGACGGACTTCATCGACGTGGTCGCGTGGCGTCAGACCGCCGAGTTTGTCACCCGCTACTTTGCGAAGGGCGATCCGATCGTCGTAACCGGCCGGATCCAGTCCAGAGCATATCAGGCCAAAGACGGATCCAGGCGCACGGCGGTCGAGATCGCCGCAGAGAGCGTTTACTTTGCCGGAGGATCCAAACAGCGGGATGCCGTAAAGCCCGCCGGAAGACCCATAGACGTGTCTGCAGCCGGATTTGATGAGGCAGACGAGGACGGAGATATTCCGTTTTAAGGAGGAGCAATGGAGCGGGAGCAGTTTGCCTTTACATCCGCATACGCCCGCGCCGCCGACCGGATCGAGGATCCGGTCGAGCGGTGCGCATTTTATGACGCGCTCCAGCGGTTCGCGCTGGCCGGAGAGCTGCCGGACCTCAACGTTCTCCCACCCATCGTGGCGGTCGCCGTGGAGCTGATCCTGCCCCAGCTTGTCCGCGCGCAGAAAAAAGCTGCCGCAGGACGTGCCGGCGGGGCGCATCCAAAAAAGGATCCACCGCAGAAGCCGGTTAAGCGCGAGGATCCTCCTCCGACCCCACAGCCCCCAGCAAATCTGCCCAAAAAAGAGGTGTGCCGAACCCCGGCGCCGGATCTGAGCGGACTCTCTCCGGCGCTGCGGGGTGCGGTGGAGTCGTGGATCCGGTATAAATCAGAGAAAAATCAAGCCTACAAACCGGAGGGGTTACGCGCCCTCGTCTCCGAGATCCGGCACAATGCCGAGAAGTACGGGGATCAGGCCGTGGTCGACTTGATCAACAGGTGCATGTCCAGCAATTGGCAGGGGATCATTTTTGATCGCCTCGCCAAATCCCCGCCGCCTAAAAGCCGTGGCCTGCCGGACTGCAATTACGCGGGCGCGAATCTGGAAAAATACATGACGTGGGGTGACATATGACTGAGTTTACAATCCAATACCCGCCGACGCAGCGCGGGAAGGCCGCGTGGAACAAGCGCTACGGGTTAAATGCCTACTACGCCGGCAAGTGCTGGCAACAGCGCAAGCGCGATGCGGAGGAGCTGCACGCAATCACCCGCGCAGCGCTGCGCAAAGCCGGTATCCCGCGTCGCCTGACGTCTGCTCCGGTATCAATCCGGTTTTTGTGGGACGATCGCCTCGATATCGACAACCATGCCGTCATCGGCAAGGCAATCGTCGACGCCCTAAAGGGCTGGATCCTGCCGGACGACAACCAAAGGTGGGTGCGTCGTGTCACGCATGAGGTGTGGCATGGCGGATCTATCAAAGTGGAGGTGACGCAATGGTGATCCATGCAGACGCGCAGTCCCCCGTCCCACAGTCCCCGTGCGCGGTTTGCCCGCGTGAGCCGGTTTGCCATGATAACGGGCGCGTATGCCGCCGCTGGGGAAAATGGTTTAAAGCGGCGTGGCCCATCGTCGCGAAAATGATAAAGGAGGGTAAAAAATAGTATGGAACGACTGACAAAACATAGCAAGCAAACATCGCACGAAAACGGTATCTGTTGCACACATTTTTACGGTCCCGAATGCCGCGAAGTTGGTGGCAACTGCGCCATGAATTGCAAGTGGGAAGAAGCGGCGTGGAGCCGCCTCGCCGCATACGAGGACACGGGGCTGGAGCCGGAGTACGTGACCGCACTTCAAAAAGATTGGAGCGACCTTTGCACGGTGATCGGAGAATGTGGCGGCATCGACCGCCTGCGCGAGTTGGCCGCCGCAGATGTTGCGGCGATGGTGCCGAAGGACGAGTGCGGCGTGGTGTCTGGAGGTTGAGATATGGTTCATTTGGGAGACATCTGCAAGATAAACGGTGCGGAGATTGAGCCGGTGTGGGTGGTGACGGGCGGCAGCCCCTGTCAGGATCTATCCATCGCTGGAAAACGCGCCGGTCTGGCGGGAGCGCGAAGCGGCCTGTTTATGGAGCAGGTGCGCATCGTAAAAGAAATGAGGGAGGAGGACAAACGGAATGGACGGACAGGTGACATGGTCCGACCTCGGTTTCTCGTTTGGGAGAACGTGGTCGGGGCATTCAGCAGCAACAGAGGAAAAGACTTCGCAGCCGTGCTGGAAGAAATTGCGCGTATCGCAGAACCTGGATTTTCTCTATCTGGACTGCCGGAAAAGTGGAAATGGACAAAAGCAGGAGCCATTGACGGTGATGGGTGGTCTATCGCTTGGCGAACTCACGACGCTAAGGGCTGGGGAAAAACCATCCGAGACAGCCGTACAGGAGATGTTATCCGTCTGGGGACCCCACAGCGTAGACGAAGAATCTCGGTTGTCGCAGATTTTGGAGGTGACACCGCTGCCCAAATACAATTTGACTGCGAAAGCGTGTCTGGGCATCCTGCGGAGAGCGGAGCGGCGGGGGAAGGATTTGCCGAAGCTTCTGAAAGCGGTTTTAATCCGGCAGTCGCAAGGAGCCTAACCGCAAGAGCGGACGGAAGCCCCTGCGCCGACAGAGGCCCCAACATCGTATGCAGTCCGCATCCGGGGGGTGTGACGGAAGAGAAAAGCGGAACGATGGGCACGGGCAACGACCAGACGATTTTCTGCCTGCAAGGCAACGGCATTGACCGCGCCGATACCGCCGGATGCAACGGTAAGGGATGGAAAGCGGACGAGAGTTACACGCTGAACACAATAGACCGCCCTGCTGTGTGCGCGGAGGTTTCGTGCATGAATCCTTGGGATGCGCAGAGCGCAAGGGTGTACGATCAGAATGGCGTATGGCACAGTCTGAATGCCAACGAGAACGGCGGCATGGCACGGGACAGCGTACTATGTGCCGGGTTTAAGCTGGGCAACAGTGAACAGGCACGGAGCATCGGCTATCAGGAGGAGCTGTCCCCTACACTGAATGCCGAGTGCGGCGGGAATAAACCAGCAGTGGTGGCGCTGGACATGACACACGCCTGCGACGTCATCCGCGAGTGCGGGGAGCAGGCACCAAGCCTGCAGGCACGAATGGGAACAGGCGGAAATCAAGTGCCGCTGACATACCAAGCTGTGACGGGTACGCTTTCCCCCGGCGCTCATGCCGGGAGCTACAACGGGCAGGACGCATACAACGATATGCTGGTAGTGTCGAGCGAAATATCCCCATCTCTAAGGGCAAAAGGAAACGACCCATACCGCGCAGATATGTCAGCGTATGTCGCAAGCGTAGACTGCCGCAATTTCCGAGAGGGCGGAGAGGTAAACGGCACGCTTCAAGCGAAAGAAAGCGGGCAGAGCCTTAACCTGAACAACACGGTCCGGCAGCACATGGTGGTGCGCCGTCTGACCCCGATGGAGTGCGAACGGCTGCAAGGATTCCCGGACGGATGGACAGACATTGGAGATTGGGTTAAAACAGATAAACGCGGGCGCGAAATAAAAGTGAAAGGAAGTGCGGACAGCCCGCGCTATAAGGCGCTGGGCAATTCTATCGCCCTTCCCTTCTGGGCATGGATGCTGCGGCGCATGGCGCGGTATCTGCCGGAGGGCGCGACGCTGGGGAGCTTGTTCGACGGCATCGGAGGGTTCCCGCTGATCTGGGAGCGCATACACGGGAAAGGCACGGCGCGGTGGGCAAGCGAGATCGAGCCGTTCCCCATCGCAGTGACGAAAAAGTGGTTTGGGGAGGAATGACATGACAAGAGACGAGATCGTGGCGGTGTGAAAGGGGTAAGAAATGGATAAAGAACAGCAGGCAATCAACCTTTTGCAGCTCGGCAGCCGAATGAGCCTGCACTACTACAAGCAGCCACTGCTTATCTGCAATTCCGGCGGCAAAGACAGCCTTGTGCTGCTGGAGCTTGCAAGGCGCGCGGGAATCCCTTACGAGGTACAGCACTCGCACACGACGGCGGATGCGCCGGAAACCGTGCGGTATGTGCGCCAGCAGATGCACGAGTTGGAACTGGCGGGCGTGAAGTGCTATGTAAACATGCCGACGTACAAGGGAGAGCGCACGAGCATGTGGAAGTTGATCGGCGATAAAGGCTTGCCGACAAGGTTGCGGCGATTCTGCTGCGCGGTGCTTAAGGAGACGGGCGGGGCAAACCGGGCTATCGCGACAGGCGTTCGCGCCGACGAGAGTTCGCAGCGAGCGTCTCGAGGGGAGCTTGAGACGAGCGGAAAGACCAAGGCGGACAGCTACAGGATCAACGCAGAAAACGCGGCGGAACTGTTTGAGGACGATGTGCGTCGCAGCCCCATCGAGCATGATGACAAGTTTATTTCTGCGTGCAAAGTGCGGGGCGGCACGATCGTAAACCCGATCATCCACTGGGCAAATACCGACGTGTGGGAGTTTATCCGGGGCGAGAACCTTGCTTATAACCCCTGCTACGACATGGGATTTAACCGCGTGGGGTGCGTAGGCTGCCCGATGGGCGGCGCGGCCAGATCCAGCGAGTTCGCGCGTTGGCCGAAATATCAGGATGCGTATATGCGGGCGCTGCAGCACTATCTTGATAAGCACCCAAAGCAGGCCGCAAAGGGAGATATCATGTCATGGTGGCACTGGTGGATGGAGGATGGCATTATCAGCGGGCAGATGGATCTTTTTGGAGGCGGCGATGGGACTGACTGACGACCGAACGTTTATGGGCGCAATGGCTGACGCGATCGCTGAAAAGCCGACGCGGGAGGGGCTTATTGCGATGCTGCGCGAATACGCGGAGTGGGCTGAGGCGAATATCTACGAGGTTCCGATTATGCTGCCGGATGACTTGAGAGCGGCGGCGGACATGCTGGAGAAGGGAGAATAATATGGATGCGGTGAAGTTTATCAAAGAGCGAAAAAGGATGTGTAATGGGCGCCCGTGCGCTACTTGCCCATTGTTTGCAGTGCATCATCTGGAATATTTGCCTGCCTGCAACGAGTGGTGCATGGATCATCCGGAGGCGAGCGTGACCGTTGTGGAGAAGTGGGCGGAGGAGCATCCGCGCAAGACGCGGCAGAGCGAGTTTTTGGAGCAGTATCCGGAGACAACTCTCGATGCGTTTGGGGTAATAACGATTTGCCCGACGTCTGTTTCTGCTGCTTACAGAGACGGTGATGGATTGTGCAAGAATCCAGAAAACCTGTGCATAGATTGTCGACGCAAGTTCTGGATGCAGGAGGTGGAATGATGAACGACATCACGAAACAGCCGTATGCGGCATGGCTGGAAGAATCGCTGCAGGTCATCGCGGAGCTTGATCCCGTGTGCCTGTGCATCGCCGCAACATCGCCCGACGGCGACGTCTTTACGGGGTACTATGGGGCAGACGCAACGGACAAGGCCGTGTTTGCACACCACATCCAGAGCGACGTGACGATGGATATTATCCGGGCAAATATCGACGAGATCAAAGATATGTTGAGGGAGGCGGAATAATGGATCGGCAGCATGACTACCGAACACGGATCCAGAAGCTCTTTGGTTACTGCCCCGTGTGTGGGCGATGGCTGCACCGGGTCAAGACGTACCGTCAGCACACGGCCTACGTTGATGACGCAATGAACTTCTTCACTGGATGCAGGGAGTGCAGCGAGGAGAACGATGCGTACTGGGAAAATATGTGGGCGCAATACTACAGCCAGATATAGGAGGGCCAACAATGGACGAATACATCAAGAGAGCGGATGCGCTGGAGGCGATCCGCAAGTGGTGCGGGGACTGTGGGAGCGCGATCGAGGCGGTGCTGAGCGTACCGGCGGCGCGAGGATGGGAGCCGGACGGAGTCACGAATCTGCTCCGGGATGTTGTACGCGGGGCAAAGCCGGGGACGCCGTTTGTGCAGGAATATGCCATAGATCTGCAGGATCAGCAACTGGACACGGACGTGGCGTGCGACTTCGTCGCGGCGGAGATGGGCGTATACGTCAAGACGGTGCTGGAGGAAAACCACCAGTTGTTTTCCGTGCGGCGCGATGAGCGCATCCCGGATCTCGCCTATATCCGCTGCGCGGTGAGCCTCCAACCGGGCGGGCAGGAGGATGCGGATAATAACGACGGGCATGGGAAATGGGTGCCTATGTACCGCAGCGGTGTGAAGGTCGAGCGTGGTTATGTATCAACATGCTGTGACATGTGGGCCGAACGAAAATCGCCGTATTGTCCGCGGTGCGGCGCGAGAATGGATGGAAGAGGCTAAAATGAAGGAAACCAGAAGGCACTCAGAATGGCGGGGTATCCCCCCGCTCGATTTGTGGTATTGCGTTACTTGCGAGGGCGCGGCTACAGAGCCTACTCCCGTTTGCCCTCAATGCAGAGCGATCATGGATCGGTGTATCGACATTACGCATCAAGATGCGGATATCGGAAAGGTGTGGGAGCGTGATAAAAATCATCGTTGAGGTCAATGCCCCTGTCGGCCAAGCGATCGGGGTCAAGGAGCAAATCGCGCAGGATCTGGAGAGATATGGGGACACCCGTATTATCTCTGTCGAGGAGATCTCCCCGTACCGCCAAATGCCGATCAAGATGTAAGTAAAAGCCCCCGGATTCGGGGGCTTTTACTCTAATGTAGTCCCCGCACAAACGCGAGAGCTACGCGCAGGACTGGCGGCGGCAAACTGTCCAGCTGTGCGCAGATTTTGCGGATCAGGTCTCCTCGTTCCATCCAAATTCCCCTTCCGTTTCGGCGTTTTGCTTCATTGGCGCGTCGGTACTTGTGCAATCATCCAAATACGCCCGGCGCGGAAACTTTGCCTTGCAGATGCAGACGATTTGCCGTAAACTAAAATTAATAAATCATTGTTTGGAGGGATTTTATGCTCAATTACGCACTTGCTCTTCTCGCCGACGTCCTCGCCGTGGGTATTATCCCGTGGCTCGTCGCCGGGCTGAGAAAAAAGCCAATGACCCCAAAGGGATATCGGGGGTTATCTATCGTGTTTGCGATCCTCGGCCCCGGCAGAATGTTTGCCTCCATGGGCAGCGACTTGCTCCGCGTCATCGTAATCATGGACTGCGTGATTTGCTTTTTTACCACTTATTACGTTGGCACGACCATCTTAAAGCGCCGTGGAAAACTCGCCGGATCCGTGACCGGGGATCTGCGCGACGACTAAATGTACGGTTTAACAGGATCCACGGCGCCTCCGCAGCAGCGCCGCGGATCCTGAGGAGCGGTGGGCTATAACCGCCCCGTTGCGTCTATCGTATCATGTACGCCCTTGATATCGCAACTCAGTCTGCTGGCATGCGCACGCAGAAGCTCACTCCCCACATCTTGGCATCTGTGCCAAGATGCGGGGAGACAAAAAGGAGATGTACTGTAATCCAAATGGACAGTTTGCAGGATCTGTGCCGTAAGGCTCGGCACGACAAAGGGATGACCAACGCAGACATTGCAGAGCAATCCGGCGTCCCGATCTCAACAGTCAGCAACTTTTTTACGGCGGGGTCAAAGGCTCCGTCCGTTTACACGGCTGGCCCCATTTGCGCCGTACTCGGCGTATCGATCAACCAGTTTTTTGGAATCAACCCGCAGGATGAGCCTGTCTCAGACTCCGAGCGCAAGCTCCTGCTCCAGCAGATCGCGTTCGGCGACGAGCGATGCGCTATGCTGGAGAGATCAATTGCAACAAAAAAGAGGATCATTTTAGCCCTATTTATCCTTGCGCTTGTCGTGCTGGTGTACGGGGTGACGCTCGATATCCTATGCGGCAAAATCGGATTTATCAGGAGGTAACCCATGCCAAAGCAAATACGCGCCGCGCTCTATGTACGCGTCTCCAGCGAGGAGCAAGCCCGCCATGGATACTCCCTCGCGGAGCAAAAAGCGCGGCTCCTTGCCTACGCCAAAGCCCACGGCCTTGAGGTCGTGGGCATCTACGAGGACGCGGGGATCTCCGCCCGCAAGCCTTACAAAAAGCGGCCGGCGCTCCTACGCTTGTTGGAGGACTGCGAGGCCGGTAAGATCGACACCATTTATTTTATCAAACTCGACCGCTGGTTTAGAAATGTCGCGGACTATTACGCCGTCCAGCCCGTCCTCGAAAAAGCCGGTGTGACGTGGTGCGCCACCGAGGAGAACTATGAGACCCAGACCGCCGCAGGACGGCTAAAGGTCAACATCATGCTTTCCGTCGCGCAGGATGAGGCCGACAGAACCAGTGAGCGGATTCGCTTTGTAAACGATGGTCGAAGAGCCAAGGGTGTACCCATCAGCTCCAAGGCTCCTATCGGGCTGATGGTCAAGGATGGGGATTACGTTCAGACGAAAGACGCCCCCGCCGTGCAAGCAATGTTTACGCATTATATCCAAACGCGCAGCGTCAACGCTACGCGTAGATATATGATGGATCAGTGGGGCATTGATGCCGTGTACAACACGTTTAATCGCGCACTCCGGAACCGTCTCTACATCGGAGAGGTACACGGTATACCTAATCGGATCCCTGCGCTTGTATCCAAAGAGGACTTCGACTTGGCGCAGGAGATCATCGCGAAGCAAGCACAGCGATGCAGCGGAGTCGAAACCCCTCACATATATTTGTTCTCTGGGCTGATTTATTGCCGCGAATGTGGCCGATCGATGCAGTCCGAGACAGTCAAGAAAGTTTACACTTATTATCGTTGCCGCTCCCACATGCTTGATATTACGGCTTGCCCACATACCAAACGGGTCCGCGAATCGGAACTCGAAATATACCTACTCGCAGAGCTGGAGCATATAGTCAAAACGGCCTACTCTTCAACCAAAAAGGGGCGCGAGAGAAAGTCTCGGATTGACCCAGCCAAGATCTTGCGCAAGCTTGATCGGCTGAAAGAACTGTACCTCGCAGAGATGATTGATATGCCAACCTATCGCGCCGACTATGACAAATTGCAGGAGCAGCTCCACGCCGCGCAAGTTGAGACTCCAGATCCCCCAGACATAGCCAGTTTGCATGAGGCCATCGCACAGTATCCAGGGCTCTCGCGGATCGAAAAAAAAGAATTTTGGACTCGCACCATCAAGCGCATTGACGCCGACAACAATGGCGCATTTTTTGTAACCACGCGTTAGGCACAGTTTACACTGCCGCTATATAGCGTAAACTACACCTAACTCCCCCAGCCATTTTGGCTGGGGGAGTTTTCTTCACTTCGCGATAGCGCAATAGTACGCCGCCAGTTTCGCTTTTGGTTCCGGCGCATCCTTATCCCACAAAAACGCCTTTGCCAAGTCTCCGTAAAACTCAGCCGTAAAAACGCCGTGCCGCTCCGCGACAAGACAGTAGTCCGAGTACATCATGTTCATCGCGACCCACCAGCACCACGGGGTGATGTGATCCCACGTCACGCCGAGACTTTCCGCGACGCTGGTGGTCTGTTCCTTTGTCCAGTGTGCGCCGGTTGTGCCGTCAGCATTCTCCATCTTCTCGCACCACGCCTCTGCGTCTGCGCGGGAGAAATCGCTCACGCACTCCAGCGATTCGGCATACGCCTTAATATGCTCATAGCACTCCACCATCGCCGTGACGGCGGTCGCGCTCCGCTCGGATACCGGCATGGACATATACTCGGCCAGCCCTTTCTCAAGGCGCTCACAGTACGCTTTAACCTTGTCCTTCATGCCGCACCTCACAGCTTCCGCACGGTGACGGCGGCATTGGTCACGCTGCCAGCTGCGCTAAGCGTCAGACGCAGCGTAGCCCTCGGAGAGTACCGCAGGAGCCGTACCGCAGCGGGGAAGGAAAGCGTCACCGACGTATCCGTAGCCGCCACGGTCGCCGACGCAGTCGCGCCAGGGATTGCTACGCCGTCCTGCAGGAGCGTCACAGTCACCGTGCCGGCTGCCGCAGGAACCACAGTCACAGACACGTCCGCATCATAGTAGCCGTCGCCAGTCAAGGAAATGGCATTCCCCCTCAGCGCCGCGCCGCATCCATAGCGACGAACAACGTTGCCGAGAGGAATGTCTCCGCCAGCGGCCACAGAGGTGGGAGAGGTCATCGCAGTAAAAAGAATAGAATTACAACTCATAAAATGCTCCTTTCAAAAAACAGGCGGGGCTTTTGCCCCGCCTTCCTCATGCCCAGCAGGGGCGATGCTCAGATGTTACCGCAGCCGCAGCCGCTCATCGCGAACTGAGGCACGATGCCGAACCCATACGGGTTCACACGCGGAACGCCGCACATGGCGTTCTGGAGCGTCAGCTGGTTGATCTGATTCTGCAGGCTATCGATTTTGTTCTGAGCCAGCGCATCAAGGATCTTCTGCGTCTGCGCGGTCGTGTTGGCGTTGATGCTTGCCGTGTTGATCGCGCCGTTGTAGTTAACCCCGTCGATGGCACGAAGCGTCTCGCAGCAGCACTCCTTCTGTTCGCCAAAGCCGGATGCTGTCGTCATCTGGAGATCCCTCAGCTCGCCGAGGATGTTGTAGTTGCCGTCCTTGATCGCGCCTGCGTTGTCATACGCCGCCTGACGGACCGCTGCCACCGTTTCGTTGTTCTGGCGCTCCAGCGCAGCGAAATCGGTCGCACGCTGAACATCGCCGACCGTAGCGTTGCGCTCCCGGTTGCCGCCAAAGTTGCCAAATCCACCGCCCATCAGGGCAAGGATTGCAAAGAGCCAAAGCCCTTCGCCGCCGAAGCCGCCGAAACCGCCGCCGCTCACCGCCGCGAAATCAGCGGGAGACATAGAGTCGTTCATGTTTGTTCCCTCCGTTTTTCATATTATTTTCACGCGCGCTGTGAAAATTCACTAAAACTGAGACAGGATCGTCTGCGGATCCACGCCTTGAGACTGGCACATTGCATAAAATGTCTGCTGGAGATTCCCGCCGTTCAACTGGCGAATCTGATTCAGCATTGGGTTCTGATTCAAGATTTGCTGCATGGCCAGCGCGGGATTTTGTGCCGCCTGATATGCGTGATACATCTGCACGGCGCGTGCTACGCCGCTATTCTGCCCGCTCAGCTGTTGCAGGATGGGATTCATTCAGCGCAGCCTCCAATCTTGAGATTCTCTCGGCCAATGCCGCCAAATCAACCGGCGGCGCATCTACATGAGGAGCAATGTCATAGGGTGTCGCCGTCTTGTATCCGGCTCCATCCGTTTGGCAAAGCCATACAATAGGGGCAGTCTCATCGAGCAGCAGTTCGCTGCAGTTCGGCGCCATCTGATAGGCGTTCACGCCACCTCGCCCGTTGACACGCACAATCTCGCGCCGCTGGTATGCGGGCGAATACCCGTACAGCATTAGATCACGTCCTTTCTGCCTATAGTTTACCGCAGATCCTCTATCAAAAACGGTAGGCAATCGTGCCCAAAAGTGTAAAAAAAGGAGGGCTTTCGCCCTCCTCATTCCGTGCCGCAAATCCCAAACGAGATCCCATCGGCCATTTTGCCATATGCCCTGCGTCTGCAGTTTTTGATTGTGTCGGGAGACACAAACAAAGCCATCGCCACGTCTACGCAGCTTCGGCCACGCACATCACACTCAATGATGCACGCCTCCTCCATGGGCGGCAAGTCAAATGCCTTGACGTAGTTGATCGCCCGGAGCGGAGCCATCCGCGACAATCTCGCGCGGATCTCCTTATGTTGGCTATTCATTGCTTTCCCCCCGCGCCGTGAGCCTGCGGAGCTTGCGCGGGGGAGTGGGGCGGCGTCCGGTTGCCCACTCCCCGCCCAGAGGGTTAATGCCACGGAGCCTTTGCCAGTTGTTTCTCTCCGTAGCCCATCATCCGATAGAGTGCGTCCTTTTGTGCAGAGGTTATGCTCATTTTGTTGATCTCTTGCAGGACAAACTCCTTCTTCTCGATCTTCCCGTCGCCGTCGGTATCCTCGCCTTTAACCGCGTTAAGATCCTTGTACGCCTCCGCAAAGGATTTCTTGTCGAATCCTGCATCGGAACCGTAACTCTGATACGCCTTGACGATGGCATTCGTCGCATCAGACTCTCCAGCGTTTTTCCAGTCGTACGCCGTAGCCTTCAGCTCCGCATCTTCCGCAGACAGCCCGCCGACGTTCTGCAACGCCCGAATTACCTCTCGGCGAGAAATATTCCCGTCAGCATATTCATCGGCAAGATCATCGTATGAGAAGCCGTAGGACTGCTTGAATTCCTGCTGTTTGATAACGGTTTCTGCATCCTCACGGCTGAATCCAACGTCTTCGAGCTGTGAGAGCATATCGCTTCCACCAGCGTTCTTGATGGCGTTCTTCATGCCGGTCTTGATCTGCTTATCAGTATAGCCCTTACTGATAAGGTCGGCATAAATCCGGTCGTACGCGGCCTTGTCATCCTGCAATGCGTGATAGAGGATCGAGTAGTACCGCGAGGAGTTTTTCGCGTCCGGAGCGACGCGGTAAATCATCTGCTCCATCTGATACATCGCCCAGTAACTGCCGGTCTCCTGCGCGATGCTTCGTGCCACCGCCCAAGTGTCGCGCCCGATGTTGCCGACGGAAATGCCGAAGATCTTACTGCCGGTTACCAGAAGCTGTTTGAATGCATAGAGCGTGGTCTTCTGCCCGTCGCCCTGTGTGGCCTTTGTAAACAGCTGCGCCGCAGCAATAAAATCCGAAACCGCGTCTGCATCCATGCGGGACACCGTGTAGCCCTGAAGCATAGACTTGATGTCCTTGGCGAACGGGATCCGTCCTATGGGGTCGATGTTGTCCCACAGGTTACTGCCCAGCAGGACGCTGACGACCGTGTCGTCCTCTCCGGTTACGCCGGTCAAAACCTCGAAGTATCTGCCCCAGTAATCCTTGTCCTTATCATCCTTCCGCGCCGCGTCGACGAGGGACTGGACAAGCGCGTTTACGCCGTCGGTAACCAGCAACGCGATGCTCGTCCGAGCAAACTGCTTCAGAGTCGCGCTCTTCTTGCTGGGATTGGTTTCATAACGCCACGCGTCATAGGCCCTGAGGAGCATATTCAGGGACTTCATCGGCTCACCCATAAATGCGGTGGCCTGTTTCGTCAGGCCGTTCCCGCTGCGCATGATCTGCGTGCGCTGGAGAATCCCGTCGACGACCTGTGACTGGTCGATCACGTCGGAAAACACCTCTGCCGTGCGAGTGTAAAAATCCTCGCTCCCGACTTCATAGCGCCCTTCCTTCTGCACGGTATACTCGCACGCGTTCCAGATCTTGCCCCACGTCACAGCGTCGGCCTTTGCCGCCGCCGCTCCGGATGCGTCGCTGAGCTTGTCCATAAAGGTCTGATCCGCGCCGTTGAGAATGCCCTTCATGATCGTGTACTGACCGGCCTGATCGAATCCGGACGAGTCCTTGATGGCGGCAATGCCCGCATACTGTTTGGCCTTCTTCCAGCCATTGCCCTTGGTAGGAGCCTTGACAAGCCCCCTTGCCATGTCGCTGGGATCGAGGATCGCCGCCGCACGGAAGAATGCCGTGGGCTGCTGGAGCACCACGCGGGCGTTCATGCCGACGCTTGCGGCCTTTGTCCTGCCGACGAACTTCTCGATCATGCGCGTGATTGGTTCATCATCGTGGGCGATGCCGTTCTGCACGTCACTCATGAGGTTTCGCCAGTACTTCAGCGCCTGTTCGCCGTAAACATCCGTCAGCACATTCTTGACGTTCTTGCCTGTAAGGTTCCCGGAAGAGTCGCGGTAGCGATAGTTAAAAAGCCGGTTGATGTCCTCCATCGGTTCGAGCATTGTGCTGTAGGTAATCATGTCGCTTGCGTTTTTCGTGAAAACGTCAAACACTCCGCCAAGATCCAGCGTGTTGCTGGCGTTCTCGTTCAGGGCTTTTGCACTGCCCATGTTGCGGATCTCGCGCGGCATATTTTCGCCGCGTTCAGCGTTCTGCACGATTGCCTCTCGCGCCGACTTGATCGGCCAATAATGCTCCTCGGTAAACTTGTTGTACCCATACACGGCCATGCTGGCCTCGTTGCCCCACTTGGCAAGCATGGTAGACGCGATTTTCTGCAGTCCCTTTGCGACCTTGATCTGCTCATCCGTCAGGGCATCAGTGATCTGAGCCACATCGCTTGCAGTGAGAGGAATGCTCTTCGTGCCACGCTCAATGGCCGGCAACTTGCCGTCGCGCTTGATGTAGGGCTGTATAACGCCGCCGACAGAGAGGTGCTGCATCGAGTGCTTCCCGCGATTCGCGAGGTTGTAAAGGTTCATGATCTGGTCATTTGTCAGAGTGATCGTCTGTCCGGCCTCGGTCATAAACGTGTGCCGCTCGTTCCGCTGTTTATAGACCTCGCGGCTCATAAACTTCTCCGTCAGCTTCGCGACCTCTGCGACCCTGCGGTTCTGCGTGTCCTCCGCATTCCGCAGAGCGCGGAACACGTCCAGACCAGCATCACCATATGCGTTGAAAAATGTGCGCGGATCGTAAAGGCTGAGCGCAGCCTTCTTGTTCGCCCGTTTGCGGCTACTTACGCCGCTCCTGAGATCATTTGCCCACTGGGAGATAAACATATACTTCCCACTCGAAAGAGCCTTGTCGTAGCTTGTGATGGTCGTCTCAATGCCCTTGATGGCCTTCCAGATAACATTCAGCTGAGCAGTTCCCATCTCGTCGATACGCCGATTCCCCAGCTCGACAAGTTGGTCGATAAACCCGCTCGTCCCGTCACCGCCAAACAAAGCCGGATCGATAACAAAGTTCGGATCATTGGAGAGGATCGAATCGTATGCCTCACGTAGTCTGATCGCATCCTGCGTGCGCTTGGTGGGTGTCCCGTTGTTCCCGCTCCGCAGCCTGCCGTTTTCGTCGTAGCTTCTGGCGCTCTCAATATTGATGCTGCGCAAGAGTGCGGCAACGGGCATCCGCAGGCTCTCCGGGATGTGTTGCTTATCCGTTGGGCGGAGCAACTTCCGAGAGAGCGTTTCGGTGTGCCGCGAGATCTTGGCTCGGATCTCTCTGGCCTTTCGCCTTTCCGCTCCGGCCTTCGTTCGCTCGGCATAAGCTGTGCGCATCTGCTTGATCTTCTCGTCGCGACTAGCCCGCGTCTTGCTGAGCAGATCCTTCAGGTGTGCGATCTCCTGCTCCTTCCGGTCTGCGTAGGTAGGTCTTGTCTGCCGGACATCGTCGCTGATCATGCCCTCAATCAGCGCATTGCCAAGTGCCGTCACCGCAATGTCGCGGTACTCATCATAAGGATTTGACCAAATGTTGTCGATATCCTCCAGCACCTCGCCCATGCGCGTAAGCTGATCCGCCGGATGCACGATGTTCTCCGGGAAATAGCCACCGCCAAACAGCTCTGTCAGCTCGTGATATGCCACGTCAACAGGGAGGCCCCCGTCCTTTGCAAACTTAATGTCACGGTGTGCCTTCTTCCATTCGGAAAAATCCGGGATGGATCCGTCATCCGTGTACGCCAGCTTGACGGACTTGAGGTGTTTTTGGATCTCCAGCAAGTCCTCGCCGCCCTCCTCAAGCACACGGGAATTCTGGATGATCTTTTCTGCCACATACTCTGCATAAGCGTGGAGCTCTGTGTCAGGGACATCCTGCGATAGCAGCGCCTTGCCGAGGTTCTCCATGTCCGTCTTGATCTCGCTGTATTTCGTCGAACTGTCGAAGTCGTTGATAAGCCGATTGCAGAGTTTCTTCAGATCTCCCTCGCGGAAACTCGGCATAGAAGGCTTGGTTTCCGCTTTCCAGCGTGCCACCTGACGCTCAAGCGATTTCACGCGCGCTTTGAGCCGATCGCGTTCCTTCTTGATGTCGCGCATTTCCGACTCGATCTGCGTCTGAGACTTGAGCTGGAGCCTGTTCTCCTTCGGCTGAGCCGCAATCATCTCATTCCCAAGGGTCGCCATGGCCTTCTTCTGCGCTTCCGTGGCCTTCAGATATTTGATTCGCTGGGGGATGGTGTCCCAGTTGTCCGTTACATACTTGAGCGCCCTCTCCTCGCGAGAGCTGTCATAATCCTCGACATACCGGTCAACGATCCCACGGATTGTATCAAAGTCAAACTCCGGCGTAACCGGCTTCTGCCGGATCAGTTTGCCGGTCTCCTGATTGATCATCTTTCGGTCGATCAGGAGTTTCCAGTAGTTTGGCTCGTCTGTAAACGCCTCAAACTTCGGGCGTAATCCGCGCTCCTTGCAGATCTCCAAATACCGCGCAGCGCTTGCCCGCATGGCCTCGATGCCGCTCATGCCGGTGTCGTACCCGACGAACCAGTCCGAAAACGCCGGTGTGACTTGCCATGTCTCGCTTCCGTCGCTTGTTGCTCCCTTGAGTTTTTTCTCGTTCTGGGTGAGCGTGTAATCTTTCCACCCGTGGATCTGCGCCATGCGCCGCAGATCTTTGTTCAGGCTGCTGGTGTGATAGGGGATGATATAATCGACATCTTCGCTGCGCATCAGCGCCCGGATATGCTTGTCGCTCACGCCGATGCACTGCAGCCCCGCCGTATCTGGGAACTCCTCACGCAGTGCCTTTGCCTCCTCAATGTTGATGCTCTCGGTGTCGCTGAAGCTCAGGCTGCCGTCGGGGTTCAGGCCCGTCTGCGTACCGGCCACGCCAGAGAGGTTAAACATCATGCCAGTCTTGCCGAGCACGCGTACCTCGTCCGGATATTTTGTGTACCCGTGCATCTTCGCCCCGCGCACGCTATTGTCGATCACCGCTGTGATATAGTCCAGTAAGTGCTGGATGCGCCAATCGCTCCACGAGGAGAACCGCATGCCATTCTCTCGGTTCATGTTCGCGAGGAACCGATCCGTCACGACCTTGCCATGCCCGATTTTGCGGCGGCTGTCCCCGTAATAATATGCCTCATCCGTCTCAAGAGGCTTGCTGTGCGTCGCCTTTGTCATCATCCCGATGTAGGCCGCATATCCGTCCGGCAAATCCTCGCTGAATTGCGCAAGATTTGCGCTCGTCAAAAACGTCTCTGTGGGGAGACTTTCGACCTGATCAATAACTCGCTGTTCCGAATCCGTCGGCTGATACTCCGAGGCCATGCGGGGCCGGATCTTGTTCAGTTCGGTAACGTCCGAGTGCTTCATCTTGCTCTTGGGGGTGTCTCTGTCGTACCCTCTCGACTCCTTAAAATCCTCCTGAGCCTTTATAATGCTGTCCTCATACGCTTGGTTCTTCGCTGCGTAATACTTTCGCATCGCCCTGCCGCGATCGTCCAGCCACGTCTGCATCTGCTTGGGGGATTTAAGCCGCGCCGCCTCAACGTAACACATCGCGCACGCGACCTGAAGTCCCTTGTCTACTTTGCGGTACTCAATCAACATATCGCGTATGGCCATCTGCTCCTCAGCAGACATTGGCCGTCCCTCGCGCACCTGCAGGCTCTCGATGACGTACTGGGTCAACAGCCGCTTACTGCAAAGCGTCGAAAAGTCCATTGAAATCTTGTAGAGAGGGTCGCTGTTCTGCTTATAAGGGGAAAAACGCCGGTCATCTCGTCCGGTGGTCTCGTTCATGTCGAGGATGTCGCGGTGCGGCTCCATGTATCGGACAAGCTCCTCGATGTTCGTTTTCAGCTCGTCGACCTGCGCTTGCGTCCAGTTGCAGTAGGACTTCAGGTCTTTAAACATCTGCCCTTCGGCGATGTCACGCTTCATCGACTTCAGCGAGTAGCGCTCCCCGTCATCAGCGGTCACCACCGCGCTGTCTGTTAGAATCTCAGTAGAACGAACTGGCGTAGACTTTGGGGAAATGCTGGGCGGGATACTGGCAACATCACCGTTTTTAAGCGCCTCGTCTGTAACACGCAATGAGTAAACGGCATCATCGTAAGACACTCCAGCAGTCGGAGCATCATTTGTAACCAAAACTGCGTGTCCGACCGTCTCTGCCGCCTTGTCATACGCCGTCTGCCAAAGGGCTGCGATCTTCTGCAGCTCCGCGAAGTTTTTGCCGTAAGCCTCCTGCGCGGCTTTGTTGCGCTTGGATGCGACAAGGTTCTTGACCTTGGAGATAAATTCCTTCAAGCGGTCGAGTAGGGTCTTTGCCTCCGTGCGGTTCTGTCTGGCGAACCTCTCAAAGAGGTTAGCGTCGTCGATCATCTTCGCGGTAAAGTCCGCCGCGATCTCGTCCATGGCCTCTTCCTGCGTCAGCGTCACGCCAGCCTCGCGGCTTGCGTCGCGGTAGCGCTCTACCATATGCGCCGCCGTATCATCCCCCAGCTCGTTCGCGCGGTATGCCATCACCGCGTCGCGATACGCGTGGTATTCCGTGGGCGCGGCATCCTGCATCCGGTGCGTCACCTCATGCGCCGCGACAAAGGCGAGCGGGTTATCCGCGTCTGCCGCAAGCTGGATCGTGTTTGTTTTATTGACGTACTTGCCGTTCGCCGCGCCGCCCTGTACCTGTGGGACGATCTCAATCCTTACGCCCATGTCGCTTGCCAAAGCCCCCAGTACGCGTGCCGTTCCGGCGTCTTTGTTGGCAAGATTCCGGCTGTAATCGTTGTCAGCAAGCCCCGACTCATCGGAGCGCGTAACCAGTTTTACCCCGGCCTTTTCCCGCGCAAGGCTGCTCGCCGCGTCCGCAAGCCCCGCCTGATATGCCGCCGTCTGTACGGATGGGGGGATATACTTTGCCGCGTCGCTCTTCACGTCGGTCAGCGCTTTCCCGCTCAGCCCCGCCTGATACATCGAGGTAAAGCCCGTGCGGAGGCGCGGGTTGCTCCTCACGGCCTGATTCTGCTGCACCTGCGTCCACGCGGCGCTGCCGTTTTCACCGAGTCCGGTGTCGGAGCGGAAGCTCTGAAGCCCGTCCGCCGCGCCCTGATTCCACGCAGCGGTGCGCTGCGCGTCCGTCAGATCGTCCGCAAACGTCCCGCGTTTCTCGGTTACGACACCGGCGCGGCCATCCTCATACGCCTCCTGCATCCCAAGCAGATAACGGCTCACGTCGCCGCCAGCATAAGAATCGATAAAAACATTCGCCGCTCCGGCGTTTGCCGCGCGGTTGATCGCGCCCTCATAGAGATCCGCAGTGTTCCGATCCGCGAACGTTACCTTCTCAGGGGAAACAACCTCGCCGTTCTCCATCTCGATCTGCCCGTCCTTTACGACGGACTTGATCGCAGACTCACTGCCGCCGACCGTGGTTTTCCCGTCCTCCTGTGTTTGATACGTACCCTTTACGCCGGAGCGGTCTCTTACCATCTGCTGCGCCTGCTCATAGCGCTTGCTCTGCTTCTCGATCTGCTTGTTATAGACGCTGCCTGCGGCTTTCCCCGCCGCCATCTGTGCGCCGGAAAGAATGCCGCCGACGGCAAACCCTCCCGCAAACTCCTGTGCGGATGTCACGGGGTTAAAGATCGCGCGGTCATCCGAAAGCGACCCGATGGGATTGTCTGCGCCGTACACAACGTTCTGCATTGTGCGCCCGACGGGGCCTTGCCAGATTTCCTCCATGCCCTCCTCTGCGGCGCTGCGCAGGAGATTCTTTACGCTGAAGTTCTCCGGTACCTTCTGGATACCACCGCCGACTTCGATTATAGAGTTAAGAAGGCTGGTGGCGATGGCGTAGTTCATGGCTTCGCCCGTGCTTGCGCCATCAGAAAGGGCTTCCTGGTAATCCGCGCCGACCTCGGATGTAAATGCCATCCAGTAGTCCTTGGATCTTAGCGTGTCGCGAAACCCTTTCCCCAGAGCATTCAGCACACCGGAACTTTCCACGACGGACGCGCCCAGATTTGCAAGCGCCTCCGTTGATGTCGCTACGCCGTTGACGATAGGTGCCGCCGCAACTCCCGCAGTCGCCGCCATGGGGATCGCGCCGCCTACGCCATACGCGATATCGCCGCCATACGACGCAGCCTTTTTGGCGACCTTGCCGCCAAAAGTGTCATCCTTGATTTTGGCGACTTCAGCCTCTCGTTCCTGATCGAGATAGGCTTTCTCCTGCTCGATGCCGACGAGGCCATTCTCGCCGAGGAACTTCCAATCCGGTCGGCCGTGATACAGTGCATTGAAGAGGCCACTTCCCTTTGTGTTCGCACCCTTGAAGATCGTATCCACGGCAGAAGTCACAACATCCTCGGCCATGGCTCCCGTCTGTGCAAGGCTTGCAACGCCGGTCAGTAGCGTCTTTCCGAGGTTGCCGAAATACTTCCAGCCGTTAAACTTGCCCTTGCTCTCCTGCCGCTCCTTCGCCGGGTCAATTCTCTGCGAGGGAAGGCTGACGGTGGGCTGCGTCGCTTCGCGCTCTTTCCGCGCCTGAATCCGCTGAGACAAAAGCTCCTGCGCAAGAGCGGCCTGTCCGCTCATATTCTGCGTGCTGGTTTGCGTCGCCGCAGACTGCGGATCCTCGCGCTTCTTCTTACGCTGCTGCAGCAGCTCCACCGCCAGATCGTTGTTGGTCATAGTTGCCTCCCTCGCTCGCGTTACTTCTTCTTGTGGAACGTGATTGTCTTCTTGCTGTTGTCCCACGTTGCGGTCGCAGTTCCGTTCTGGAGCATCTTAATCAGCTCAGTTTCACCGTATCGGCTTCCGCCTTCAAGCTTGATCCATCCGTTACCGGATCGATTTGTGATGGTATACTCGTTGATCGGCCTATAGCCGCTCTCATATGCCGCCTGAGTCTGCGCGCCCCAAATGCCGTCCTGCGTAAGCCCAGCCGCCATCTGGATCTGCTTGATCTGATCGGACGAGTACCCGTGGGTGTCGTAGCTCTTGCTGGATCTGCGAGAGCTGGACGAACCACTGCGGCTCGAACTGCTTGCCGCCGCCTTCTGCGCCGCAAGCTGAGCCTGCTCCATCGCCATCTGCTGGTTAAACTGCCTGACGTTCTCGTCATACTGTTTTTGCCACTGCGCGTCTGAGATCTGATCCCTGTAGTCCTGATAGGCGTAGCTTTTTGCGTCGCCGTATCGGCTGTAATCAAGCTGCCGCTCGGCATCGTACCGATTCGCGGCGTAATCGCGCTGGTTTTTCCAGTCGCTCGTTTTATCCCGATGCTCTCCGTACTCCTGCGAGTACCTGTCCGCAAGGAGGGAGTACTGCGTCTTGAGATCGTCGCCCTCCGCGTTATAACGATCCAGCGCCATCTGATACAGCTCCGGCACAACGTCGTTAAGACTCTGCAGATACGCGTTATACTGCTGCTGCCCGGCGCTTTGGCTGTATGTCGAGCCATACCCGCCGGTAAGCGCCGCCGCCTGTCCCATCGTATCCTGCATGGCTTGCTTGCCCTGCTGGACGTATCGATTCTTGTACTGCTGATAGAGCGCGTCGCCGTTCAGGTCGTACTTAAATTTTTCGCGGTTCTGCAGCTTGCTGAGCGCGTCCTGCATCTGCTGGCCATACGTCCCGCCGTCCCACTCGCCCGGCTTCCGTGCGTCCGTCTGCTGGAGCTGATTGTACAGATCCCTGACGCGCTCGCTCTCCTCATAGTCTTTGTAGCTAAACGCCACCCGTGTCTCCCTCCTTTCCGGTTCTCCGGATTACTTCTTGAGCAGTGCTCCCCATGTATCGGGACCGCAGATGCCGTCCGCCGTCAGGCCGTTTGCGTGCTGGCAAGCCTTAATCGCCGCGACGGTTGCCGCGCCGCAGATACCGTCCGCGCCGTAGCTGCCGCACTTATAGCCCTGCGCGATGAGCGCACCCTGCATGCTGCGCACCGCGTTGCCACGGTCGCCGTTGCCGATCATCTGAGTTGCTACCATGATAATATCCTCCTCGGTATTAGTGTTGTCGTTGTCCGTCGCACAAATCGAATCGAACGGGAAATACTGGCCGGGGCAGCTCGTCCCCGCCACTGCAACGTCGCGGTGGCCAACCACACGATCCACGCCCAGCTTAGCCTTGAGATACTGCACCAGCTCACGCCCGGCCTGCAGCTGCGCGGCGGGCATACTCTGTTCCACCTGATAATCGCCCTCGAAGCACACGCCGACAGAGCGCCAGTTGCAGCTTTCGGCGTGCGCGCCGACTGCCCAGAGCGGACGGCCACGCGTGACGCTGCCGTCCTTGCCGACAAAAAAGTGGTAGCCGATGCCAGCCCATCCCCGGTTAAGATGCCAGTTGTGTACATCCGCTGCCGTACAAGATTTGGCCGCAGCGTGGTGCAGGATGATCAGGTTCGTGACCTGACGGGCAGACAGTTCGTGCGCCCAGTTGTAGTCCTTCTCGATAATGTTCATGTTAACCCTCCTCGTTGCCATCCGGAATCTTATCCTCCACGCTCACCTTCAGCCGCTTAATCAGCGACTGCAGGAACCCCGGCACCGGCGCGCCCAGCGCGGCCACATTCTCCAGAATCGAGATCAGCTCATTGATCACCAGCCAGATCACCACGATCGAAGCGATCAGGAAATCCAGCTTCCAGTCCAGCCCCATCTGGTCAGCACCATACCGCACCAGCCAGTCCAGCACGCAGGCCACCGCGACGATCACCAGATAGCCGACCTTTTTCAGGATGCCGCCGATGCCGACGCGGCTGCTCAGCTCTCCGGCCTGCCACGCCTTGGCCATGCCGGTGATGTAGTCCAGCACCATCACCGCCACGAGGATGATCGCCGGGATGATGAGCTGCGTGCCGTAGGATGCCAGCGCCCCCAGCGCCGCCGCAAGCACGGCCTTGATTGTGTTTTCTTTCATGATGTGTACCCCTTTCTTTATTGTGTAAACGCCTTTGTTGACAAGTTGCCGTTGTTATCCACAGAGAGCGTATACAGCGTACCGTTCGGCGCGGCGATAAAGAGATTCTCCGCGTTTTGCTTGACTTCCGACCCAAACTGCATGGGTGTACCTACCCACACCTGCTTGTAAGCGATCTCCTCGTTTTTGGTGACAATAAAGCCGTCCGTGCCGCCGTTGCCGACGATGCGGATATAGGCCACCGCATTGTTCGTGATGTTGATCCTAAACCCCTTTCCATCAGAATCAAACGTTGCATCGTAGCTCGTCCCACTGGTGGCCTTGTATGTCACCGCGCCGGTGCTGACTTTGGAGGAGTTGTACTGTACGGCGATTGGCCAGATGCTGCCCGCGCCGGATTCAAACGTGCCGTTCGTGCAACGCACACGGATCACGTCACCGGATTTGCAGGCGATGTACCCGGTCGTGCATACCGTGTAGGTTCGCACATCCGTGGATTCCCCTCCGGAGCCATTCAGACGCGTTTGAAGCTTGAAATCTGCATCCGCCGTATTCGCTTGGTTCGTAAAATTCGGCTGCTGCTGATATTCACCCTCCGCCGGGGTTACAAACGACGTGTCCGCCGGTGTAATCGGCGTCGCCGCAGGCACCCACCACGCAGACCCTGCCCACCACTTGGGCTTACCGAGGGAGCTATCCCACACAGACATACCGTGGTAATACTTGTCTGCGTCCAGCGCGCCGCCCTGACCTGGCAGAGCTACCGTGTCCGCCAGATACTGACGGTTGCCGCTGGCATAGCCGTCGTAGGGCACAAGCCCCGCCGCAGTGGGGTAAAAATACCCGTTAAGGCCGTCGGTCGCCAAAAACACCTTACTGCCCGCCGCCGGCAACACGCTGAACAGCTTCGGCAACTGCCCCGTGCGCCCGGAAGATCTGATGATACTGAAACCAATCAGTGCCAGCGCCACCACCGCGCCCGTGCCGGTTGCGCTCACAAGCGCTGTATTGGTGTAGGTATCCGCGCTGCGTTCCAGCAACTGTAGCCCGCACACCGTCACCGTTGCGTTGTTCGCAAGCCGGATCACCACGCCGGAGGTCTGCCGCCAGCCGTAAAACCCGTTGACGGTAATGTTGCTGTCAGCTCCCGCTGCGAGATATACACTCGCATCCTTGGATTCCGCGCCGCAGCCAGAGAGCACCACGCCGTTGCCGGTGATGTCAAAAATCACGCCCGTGCCGCCGTCGCAGCACACCTCTGTCAACGTGCTGTACGCGGACTGGATGATATAGGGGTTAGCAACGCCATTGCAATAGATCCGCTCGATGATTGTGCTTGTGCCATAGTCGATGTGGATCGCGTTGGATGCACAAACCAAATACAAATCGGCCAGACGGTTAAAAAAACTGTGCAGCCGGATACCGTGACTGCCCGTGCGGATGTTGCAATGTTCAATCGTGCATCGGCTCCGGTCGCCGTAGATCGCCCAATGTTCTGCCGCCGTGGACGCGTTTTTAACGCTCAGTTCGCGGATGACGGGGCCGCTACCCTTTTCAGATCCATCGGTGCGCCCGAGCAGAATTACCGCGTCAATCGCGCCCCAGCCGCCCGACCAGCTATCCACCGTCGGCATGGTCTTAGTAGCCGTGCCAGTCTTTTTGATGATCGTGGTGGACTTGTTCTCACCGACCAACGCAGGCGCGCGGCCTTCCCACCACTTGACGCCGTCTATCGTTGTCACGGCGTCGCTGTACGTCTGCAATACCAGCGGCGCGGTCACGATGTACGTGCCTGCCGGGATATACACGCCCATCGCGAGCGTGGATGCAGCCGCATCGATTGCCGCTTGCAGCGCCGCCGTATCATCGGTGGTTCCGTCTCCCTTGGCCCCGTAGTCCTTGACGTTGACCATGTAGTCGGCGTGCATATCGGCCTTTAGTTCAGAGGGCGACCGCCAGTAGAGCCAGCCCAACGCGTCAAACACGGGAATCTTTGTCGGGGAGGTCGTCAGATGCACCGCCTTTGTCGCCTGCAGCCATGTGCCGGACAGGTACTGGCCGTAGACATGCCCGGTCAGCGTGCCGCCCGTGAGCGGCAGATACTTCGCCGGATCCGCCGGGGTATATCCCATCGCCGCCGCGATGTTGTCCTTCGTGACGCTGGCATCAGCCCCCGGATCCCCCTTCGGCCCCTGCTGGCCGATTG